GAGCTACGGGCAGATAACTAATCCAGAGTATATCTCAACTCTGGATTAATGTCAACCTAAGATTTCAGAATCCTACTATGTTTGGGCACACCACTCATTAAGTACTCCATTTGATCTGCAAGAATGTTTCTATTTTGCAAAATCATGTTTTCAAAATGATTAGGTTCGTATGGTACATAGAGTAATTCCATACGTGCTTCTTTTAATGTTTTGTTATCTTTTTTGTTATTACACGGGTTACATGCAGTAACAACATTAGTCCACGTATTAGCACCACCCTTACTCTTAGGCGTGATATGATCACGGCTTAGTAAGTGATAGTTAGGAAAATGTCCACCACAATATGCACACACGTGACGGTCACGACCAAACAATGTTTTGTTAGTCAATGCAACCTTGCCGTGTTTACTTACGTCAAATCCATGACCTTTAATTGCAATGATGCTAGGAGTTTCAATGTAACTAGTACGGCCGTCGTTTTGAACTCCACCACGAAACTTTGCTACTACTTCACCTAAAGACCAAGCAACCATACCTTTAGCGTGATAAGTAATTGCACTTTCGTGGGAAATCCAGTGTCTTGGAATTCCACTTATATCCAACGCTAAAACTGACATGATTTCTCCTTTTAAGTTAAGTGTATTTAGACACACTTATTAGGGGTCAGCACTCTACCGTCGAGAGGTAGCGCCGTGTTCATCTAATAAATGTGTATGGTAAAGCAAACTGGTACCACCTTTCAGGGGTGAGGCATAGTGTTCTGCCAATTTGCTTTATCATTCCCGTTTTACTCTGCTGTTACCGCCAGCGTTTTCATCAGGGGCTCCGCCCGTTCTGTGCATGTTTATAGTGCGCACTAAGACCTCGTTCCTTACACACTTTAAACGTGTTAAGATTCTAACACGTTATCTATTTTATTGTCAACCTTTTCAATATAACCATATTGCAACCTTAATCTTTCAAATTTTTCTCTTATCAATTTGTCAAGTTGTTCATCTGATAACATATGGTCGTTGACAAACTTATCATTTTTGTAATTCATTTGTTGTTCTCCATATAACAAAAAACCCTGGGATCTTTTCAGAGCCAGGGTTTAGATATTCTTACTACGAAAACTCTACTTATCTAAACCCCCCAAAACCTCATTAATATTACGGTCACTTGTTAAGGCATAAAACCCTACAGGCATCCACACCATTAGTGATGGTTGCTTTCTAGTTATATGTGTACAAGTAAAGTTTCTCATAGTAATTTTATTTAGTCCTGATTCAAAATATTATACTTTTTAATGCAATAAATGTCAACTTTTTATTGACCCAAAAGCTTGTTTTAATTTATACATCATTTCAGAAACGCTGTTAACAATGTCTAAATTATCTTCTGACACATACTGTATTGTATCTTCATCATCCACAATACACAATGTTCTTAGTGCCCTTTTTGACTTTATATCTACTCCTAAATTTTCAGATAAACTTAGCTTTGGCGATTGTATGTTGTCAGAAAACAACCACATCGTCGGTGTCATGTTAGTAGATATAGATTGCCAAGCTTTAGTAGAGAAGTCAGGATTCACAGAACCTATTAGTAGTGTCACACCGTTTTTTGCAAGTTCTTGTGTTATTTTATTGAAGTTAAGTAATTCTTCAGGAAACACATAGGAAAAATCCTCTGGATAAAAAACAACGATTTTCCATAATCCTTTTAGTGTAGTTTCAGTTACTAACTTTCTTCCGTTAGGAGAACTTTCATTTGGTTTAATTGCATTTACTGCAAATGGTCCTAACTTTTCGCCTATGTTCTTCATTCTAGTATTTATTCTTGAACTTTGCCCCATTTAAGTTTGAGCCAAAGTCTTTCGTGAATGTAGTGAGCTAATGTCATCCAAATGTTAATAATAATAGCCCCCGCAAGACCAGTGTATATTCCTGTTATTATAGTTGCTGTAATGCGCCATGTTATGGCACGTATAATAGTTCTTTTGTGTGTTTCTGTCATATTTTTGTCCTATAAAAAAGCCCCTTACGGGGCTGATTAATTACTTAACACTCTTGCTACGGACGTTATGACTGCTGCTATTCGTCCAATGTCACGTAATTGTTCTACCGTGTATCCTTCTTTCTTAAGTGTTTCATAATGTGACTTAACACAAAAATGGCACTTACCTACAATGCTTGCTGCTGAACTATATGCCTCAAATCTTGCTTTAGTTGTTCCACCATGACTTGCAATTGCATTCATACGTAGTTGTGGTGGCAAACCTTTGAGTTGCTCATCATCAGCCATTTCAACAAATGGATACCAAATGTTGTTTTGTGCCATTAAACTTGCTGCTGTTAATGCAGCATCAGCTTCTTTACGATCTGCTAGTTGACTATGAACCCAAGTCCATAGTTTTGAATTACCTGTTGCGAATGCTGCTGCAAGCGCAACTGCCTCAGCCTCTTCAACTGGCAATGTGCTACGTTTAATTACTGCATCAATATTTAGTTTAGTATCCTTAGCATATTCAGGAATACTTTGTTCTTTTAATGCGTCTACCCATACTGTCATTTTGTTTCCCCTAAACTTAAAATCCAATTTGTTAAAATTAATATTTCTGCATCAGTCAATGTAGGATGAGCAGGCATTTTACCTTTACCGTTTCTAATCACATTTTTAATGTGTTCAGAATCATTGCGATTTTTTTCTGCTACTCGTACAAATGCAGGCGGATAGCTGATACCAATGTGCTGCACACTATGACATCCCAAACAGGCTCTCTGTTTGGCTAGTGCTTCTCCTTCGTTTGCCCAAGCAGAAATACTAAAAAACATCAACAAAATGCTATATTTCATTTTGTTAATGCTCCCAATTGTCTATATCCTTTATATGTAGGGTGTACCTTATCCGCAGAAAGTTCTGGTATTATAATGAAAGTATCACCATAATGTCTAGCAATTTTCTTTACAATTTCTTGCTTTTCAGGTTTGATTGCAGGAACTATCCAAAACACTTGATCCGAATTTACAAAACTTCTTAAAGCAACTAATTCAATTTCGGTGTTAAGATTTTTAAAATCATTACTACCTAAACTAATGATTGTAGTTTTGGCGGGTCTGATTTTTTTAACATATGCATCATTCCAGTCTTTGCTGTTGATACCGCTTTGAGCATAAGCCACACATTCAGTGCGTATTTGGCTTACGCCCTTTGCTATACTATCTCCTAAGATAAGGCACTCTAACATAATTTTCCTTTATAGTGTTTCGCCACCAATTGGACGACTGCATGGGCAAAGTTCGCCAGTTTGCAATGCGTCTAATACACGTAATGTTTCATCTGGGTTGCGACCAACATCTAGGTTGTTTACTGTAACATGTTGAATAACGTTATTTGGGTCAACGATAAATGTTGCACGTAGTGCTGCACCTGCAGGCTCATAGAAAATACCAAGTTGATCTGCTAATGATAGTTCTCCACGTGCTACATCAGCAAAACTCCAGCTATTAGTTTTCTTCAAATCTTCATGTGCATTACGCCATGCTAATTTGCAAAACTCATTGTCTGTGCTACCGATTAACAAGACTGCATCACGGTCTGCGAAGTCATTATTTAATTTGTCGTATGCTACGATTTCAGTTGGGCATACGAATGTGAAATCTTTTGGATAGTAAACGATTACTTTCCACTTGCCTTCAAAACTTTTTTCTGTGATTGTTTCAAATGCACCATCAACAGTCAATGCACCTGGCTTTACACCTGTTACTGCAAATGCTTCTACTTTATCTCCGATAGTTTTCATGTGTGTCTCCTTTTAAAAAATTATCTTTGCGCCCTACAATTAGGGCATATAACAATTAAGTTATCCTCTTCGTTATTGTGAGTATTATTATCTTTATGATCTACGACAAGTGGAATATCTTTGCCTGCATGTAAATCATTATAACATATCTCACAATGTTTACCACGTTTTTCTATTAAGTACTTCTTAACATACTCTGGAACTTGACGCCATGCAGTAGTTGTTTCGTGTTCCTTCCATTCTTTAATTAGAAGGCGACTACGATATTCTGCTTGGCATTTGTTATTACAGTATTTGTTAGTAAAACTGTGGCCCTTTACAGGATTGTTTCTACCACAGTTTAGACAAGTAAAACAAGAATTCATTTATAGACCATGTTGTAAAGCACTTTGTAATATTTACTGCTCTAGTGCTCCTATTATATACTACTATATTGCGTTTTCAATTTGTTTGGGTAAATTTGTTTTATATTAAATATATTTTATGAATACCTTTGTACTAAACCCAAATGTATATGATGTTGTATTTTTAAGTTACGATGAACCCAATGCCGAAGAAAACTATAAACATTTACTTTCTCTGAAACCAAAAGCAAAAAGAGTTGACGGAGTTAAGGGCAGTGATGCGGCTCATAAGGCTGTCGCAGATATATCAAAAACAGATAGGGTAATCATCGTAGACGGTGATAACAAAATTTCTGCAAACTTTTTTCGCTTCAATGTTTATACCAAACCACATTTTGATTGGACTGACTATGTTTTTAGTTGGAGCAGTTATAATCCCGTTAACGGTAATTGTTATGGTAATGGTGGTATCAAGTGCTGGCCTGTGCATTTGTTAAAAGAAATGCGTACACATGAAGCAGGCGATAGTGTTGATTTTCAGCTTGATAAATATCTAGAATTAAATAGGATCGGCAGTGAAACCATAATCAATCAAAGTCCACAGCAAGCCTTTCGTGCAGGATTTAGAGATGGCATGAAATTATTAGATATTGGAGAGAAAGATTTTGAAAAGATGGATTGGCGAAACCGTGAAAGATTGTATAACTGGATGCACTTAGGAAGTGATGTTAAGAACGGCTTGTGGGCAATATATGGTGCTAGATTAGGGGCATTCTTATTGCTTAGAGGCTATGACATAAGAGTGTTAAATGATTTTAGTCAGTTGGACGAAATATTTGAAATCTATAGCAGAATAGCATCAAATAATTTAAAACACGAATGTGATATATTAGGAAAAACATTAAATAGCAAATATGTGCATGACGTTTTAAGTAGTGATAAAAGTGCAGAAATGAAAAGAAATTATATTGCACCAAAACGAAGTGATGAAGAATTTTTAGCGTTCCCGCAATAGAAATAAGGAAATTGATGCAAATACCATTTGATAAAATAGTGAGGTTTGGGCAACACACAATGCTAGAACATCCTCTTTTTTCTGTAAGTTGGATACTAGGAAGATTCTGCAATTACAAATGTAGTTATTGTTGGCCGTATGCAAACAGCGATACCCCTGATTATCAATCACTAGAAGTTTACAAACACGCAATAGATCAAATCAAGTTACAAGCAAGGCAGAATAAATTTACTGATTTTCATTGGTCATTTAGTGGTGGTGAACCTACTGCATACAAACACTTACTTGAATTAATAAAACATTTAGAAGATGGTGTAACTCCATATCAAAGTATTCATATGACTACTAATTTAAGTCCTAGTAAGAAATGGTGGAGTAAATGGTGTAATAGCACTGACCTTCTTCAACGTAAATCAATTACTGCTAGCTACCATAGTGAGTTTGCAAATGAAAATGAATTTGCAGAAAAATGTTTATACTTAATGGGCGAGAATGTATATGTGACTATCAATCAAGTTATGGTGCCTAGTCAATTCTATGACTTATACGAACGATGCAAACGTTTTTACGATAAAGGAATAAATGTAACACTGAAGCCACAAAGTAATGAAAGTGCAAATGCAATTGTAGATGGTTATACGTCTGAGATGATAGAGATAATGCAAAAAGGATTTCCACAACAAGTAAATGAAGAAAATCTTTATCAGATACGATTGTACGACGGTGATAACAATGAATACAAGTTTGATCAGGCCGAAAGATTTAATGCTTTCGGCTTTAACCAATTCACCAATTGGCATTGTAATAGCGGATATCAAAGTGTTATAATACGTGGCAATGAAGTTAAGCGTGGCTATAGTTGCAGTGACTTTAGATTAGGCACACTAGATAAAGGATTTGGATTGTTTGGCAATCCTGTAACCTGTATTACAAACAGGTGTGTAAGTAGTGCAGACAGTAAGATACCAAAATGCAAATTGACCTAGAACACATTATGTTTTGGATGGACGCTATAAGAAATAGTGAGGACCCAAAACGCACATTAGAAAGTTTTTGGAAGGGTCAGATTCGCAGCAAAGAATGGTTAATCAAAGAACTAGGAGTTTTTATAGGTAAACCTGTCAGTATCGACATATTCGGGGGCTGGAACGGTGTTCTTGCTAGCATGTTGTTTCACGCACCCTATCCAGTAAAATACATTCGTAGTATTGATATTGATCCTAAGTGTGAAGAAATAGCTAATACTATGAATAAGCTTGAACAGATGCAAGGTCGTTTTAAAGCTGTCACTGCAGATATGTGTAACTTAAGAAGTGATGCTGATGTTGCTATTAATACAAGTTGTGAACATATAAGCCAAGATCAGTACGAACAATGGTTAACATGTTTACCACACAATAGTTTGTTAGTATTACAAAGTAATAACTATAATATTTACGAACACATACGAACTGCAGATAGCATTGAAGAATTTGTAGAACAAAGTAAGTTAAAAGTGTTTAAAGCTGTAAAACTTGACTTGCCTTTATACGAAAGATATATGATAATAGGTAAAGTATCCTAAACGCTTAATTTTGGATTATTAAGTCTATTATCAAAGTTACCACAGTTAGCAGCGCAAGTTGCAATTCTACCCTCACTATATTTTCTTCCGTCCCAACTCTGTTCTACTTTAGAAAAAAATTCATTATCTAGAATATCATACCAGTTATTATTATATAAGTTTAAAAAATGTTTATATTCTTCCCATAGTTTGTCCCAACCATCCTGAATGTTTAACGGTTTTTTTGCATAAGAGTAGGATCCTAAAAAACAACAAGGAACCAAGTTTCCTGAACTATCAATATAAAGAGACTTATTAAATTTTGCAAAACAATCAATCTGCGTATCCTCACTTTTTTTCAACCACTCATCAACACGTATTAGTGGTTGAAACACAACTTCATGCTTAAAAGTTTCATCGGAAGGAGGTTCTATTAAAGTTCCATCAGAACCAAAAAACTGTCTGCCTAAGATAGCATCAGTAGCAAATCTATGACTACGTATAGTTTCAAACTTTTTAAATCCGAATTCAACTGATTTTTTTCTAGCCAAGTCTATTTGATGTTGATTATGTTTAAATGCAATGAATTTCCACGTAGCGTTGCCACCTGAATTTATAAAGGCACACGCATTTTCAATTACTTTGTTAAAATTTACATTAACACGATAGATATGATTAGTATCCTCTAGACCATCAATTGCGAATATTACCTCACTTTTATCTCCTAATGCATCTGCCAATTGATTCCAAAATACTGTGCTTTTCATTCCACCGTTTGTGCTAATTTTTATTAAAGCATTTGTTTTGGATCTAATTTTTTTAATCACATCAATAAAATTAGGAGCTGCACATGGGTCGCCCATAGACCCACTGAATAATATTTTATGTAATCCATTATAAACGTCATCAGGTATTCTGTCAAAAAAATCAGTATTTAAATAAGTTTCCAAAAACCAACTATGATCGTTTCCATATAATTCACGTGTGCATTGGGGGCAATTAGCATTACAAATACTGCTATTTTCAATGTCAAGGTTAGTTATTTTGTCGTAGAATTTCATGTTTTTTAACTATGTCTGCTATTAGTTCATTTGGATAATTAGACTTAAAACTTAGGAAGGCTAGTTTTTGCAGTTCTACAGAATTATAAGGTGTATGTAAATCTAGCTTTAAATGCTTTAAAAATTCTTCCATTTTTTCTTGACGTTCGGAACTTATTTGTATTAAAAAATCTTTAATTATTATAGATTCGTTCTTGTCAAAACAAAAAAACCAGTTAAAGGGTATTAATGTTTCATCATGTACAACCCAACTATTAGGGTGTAAACTAAATTTAAATATTCCTGCATCCCACATTTGTTCAATCCGTAGTAGCCATTGTTCTTTCCAATTCTGCAATACACCAAAACCTTGTGTGTAGAAGTCAGCTCCATGCCATTCAATAAAGATATGTCGTTTTATTTCATCTATATCAATAATTTTAAGTGTTGGTATATTATTTGTATTTGCTACACCATGGAATTTCATTTCACGAAGAAATCTTTCATACAATAATTCTTCGGTCCATAATTCATTTTCTCTTATAAAAGAATGATAATTCTTATCCCTATTAAAACTCATGCATAAGGTTTTACTATCTGGGCTTATATACGGTGTGTAAACTAAATTAGCACGAACATTTTGACTACCGTCCCAATTATATAGGTAACTCCAATCACTAAAATTCATATTTTTCTCCAAGAATATTTAGCTATAAATACCTATAGGAGAACAAAATGATTCGTGGTATCGGGGGCATTCCTTATATTAATTTAGATGATCATATTGACGTAGCAGGTTTTAAAGAGTTGCACTACAAAATTTGCAAAGGTATCGTATATGCGGAACATAAGAAAGAAGGCAATATGGTACAACCTGGTGGATTTGATGATGCATATCAAGTTCCATTTAAGCCAATATTCCAAGTGTTAGAAGAATATCATAATCTTCCTGAAGATCATGAGATTCGGGTTATTGGCAGAGAGATTGGGGAATATAATAATCGTGATAAATTTATATTATTTCTCAAATTAGCAATGGGAGCTTATGATGCATATCAATTTGTTTTCCTTAAAACTGAAGCAGGTGGTTGGGATAGTCGTTTTGAAGAAAAAAGTTGGACTCCTGATGTTAAATACTTTCCTGAATTAAAACTTTGGTTAGAAAACTTAGTTACTTCAGGTGTGTTCAAACATTTGGGTCGCATTATTTTCTTTAAGGCTGAACACGATTGTTACATGCCATTGCATCGTGACTTAATTTACCCTGACGAAAATGATTATTTTGACCACCGGCACGAATTCATTCATATCAGACCTAACTTAGATAAACCGTTTTATATTTGGGATCGTCAACTTGATGAGAAAGTTCTTGTTGAAAGTTGTGCTACATTTTTTAATGATCACGACTGGCACGCAGGTGGACGTACACACAAACAAACTTACAGTCTAAGAATCGATGGTATATTTACTGATGAGTTTCGTAAAAAAATTAAAATAGACCACCTAAATTATTATTGATTTAATTTTAGATTTTTGTATCTATTTAAATTTTTTATCCTGTTAAGCCAAGTTTCTCCTTCCGCTTCTTCGTGATATAAAATTCTCCTTTCAATTGCCTCTTCAGGTGATAGTAAAAGTTGACTTAGCCCAAAGTTATTAATTAAATTAATGTCGTTTATACTGTTAAAAAAATCGTTAGCCATTTCTTTAGCAGTTATGTGATTAAAACTTTCATTTTCCCACGCAATAGTATCACTGTAAAGTGTATGAAAATCTCCCCAATGTTTGTCAGTATTCTCCATACCTTGCATTTTGTAGCCGTATTTTGGTAAGTCCATTGACATTTTACTAGGTTTTAATGACGTACTGTTTGGTGCAGGAATTTCTAATCCCCAGACTAAAGTGCTTTGATTTGACAACCAATGTTTTTTTAACCAATCAAAGGTATTTTGTTGCGATTGTACAGTTTCTTTAGGCAAACCAACAACTAAAGCAATTGTAGCTCTAAATGGTAATTGGCTATCTCTATAATATTGTCCTATCTCAAGAAGTCCATCCTGTAATCTATCGGTTTTAATTCCTTTACCTATGACCTTTGATGTTTCTTGGTTCATACTTTCGACTCCATAAAAATGTCCCAAAAATCTCATTCTAGCTAAATGTTCTCTGTCTTGTTTTCTAAGAACTAATAAATCTGCTCTTATAAAACCTGATAGGTAAGGTTGAAATGAAAGTTTTTCGGTCGCATCTGCAAATTTTATAATTTTCTCTGTTGTGTCGTTAAATGTTTCGTCTGCCACTAGATATTTGCTTATACCATACAAATCGAAATTTTTTTGCAATTGCAACTTGTAATCTTCTGCATCTCTTGTATAATCTCCCTTAACGCCTAATATAGGAAAATTACAATAAGGACATTCAAATTTACAACCCCTTGACATTTCCACTCCTGTCCATTCTTCGGGAACTAAATAATCTCTAGGTTCATATTCAACATATAATGATTTCATAGGAGCAGATGGATAAAATACTGACCCGTCAACTACTTTTTTTCCGTTTACAATAGTGAATTTAACAGATGAGCCATTACTAAACAAGTATTTTAACAATACTAACATAGCGTTTTCACCATACCCTGTGATAAAGTAGTCTGCTGCATTTGTCATCATTTCAGGTAAGTATTGACCACCAACTAAAATTTTTATATGAGGAAAATTTTCTTTTATCCAATTGCAGTAAATATCAAATTCTTTTGAAAAAGTACCAAAATTGCAACTAGCACCGATAAATTTTAAATTTTCGTCATATCTCTGTCTAAAAATAGTTTGCAATTCATCTAACGAAAAATGGTTAGCGTAATTAATCACTTCGATATTCCAACCATGCTGCCTTAAGAAAGAGGCAATTCTATGAGCACCTAAACTTCTGTATGGATGATGCTCCTCTAAACTAAAAATTACGGCTCTAAACATATTCCACAATTTGTAAACTAACTTTTGGTATAGAACTTAAGTTTGCACTACCATGTATTGCTAAAGGATCATCAAATTCAAATATATCTCCTGCTTTGTAATCTTTAATTAAAAAATCTTTATACATGAAAATGTGACCAGGTACGTAATCTTGATATGGAATCCACAATCTACGCACTGACCCACTATCATCTTTAAAAGTATCTTGATGCAACGGAAATGTATAGGTAGGATTTAATTTAACGAACCACCAATTTAAATTTCCTGAATTATGTATAGGAAGATCGATGTTATGCAACCCTTCAAATTTACTGTAGAAATAAAACTTTGCCCCTGCAGACTCAGTTAAATTCCATTCATCATATTGTTTTTTACTTAATTTGTTTTCTTCTGCACCCGGTCTAACTTGACCATCAGTAGTAAGTATTATATCTAATATGTGTGGTTTAACCCAATCTTTATAATTCCCTAAGTGTCTCATAAGATAAGTATTTAACATGTCTGACCGCATCAAAACTTTTATCAAAATTATAGAAGAACGAACCGGTTCGCCTACATTTTGTGTATTACCTTGGTTACATGTTGCGACAAGACCCAATGGCGATGCTCGTTTGTGTTGTGGAGCTAATGCTAGTGGTGCTAGTACTGGTGATTACATGATCGGACTAGTTAAAAACAACACTGGACTGCCTGCCAACTTTGGTAAAGATTCTATTAAAGACGCATTCAACAATCAATACATGCGTGATGTTCGTTTAAGTATGTTAAATGGACGTATTCCCGCTAGTTGCACTAAATGTTTTGAAGAAGAAAACAATGGTGTAGTAAGCAAAAGATTATGGGAACTTTATAACTGGGATAAAGAAAACATTAATTTTGATGATTTGATAAAGCAAACAAAAAAAGATGGGTTTATCACACCTATTATTCGTTACTTTGATTTACGTTTAGGCAATACATGCAATCTAAAATGTGTAATGTGTAGTCCACATGATAGTAGTAGGTGGATGCAAGATTATGAAAAACTGATTAGTAATACAAAAAGTGACGTAATAATTAAAAACATAATATTTAATCCTGAGAAGTTCAATAATAATTGGTATGATAATGAAGAATTTTGGAATGAAATATTTGAACAGATTCCTAATATAAAGCAATTATATTTTGCTGGTGGAGAACCACTAATGATCAAAGAACATTATAAATTTTTAGATGAGATCATTAAGCGTGGATATAACAAACAAATTAGTTTAAGATACAACAGTAATGGTACTTATGTAGATGAAGATATTATAAAAGTTTGGAGTCAATTTAAAGAGGTAAAGTATGCTTTTAGTATAGACGGTATATTTGAAAGAAATGAATATATACGTTATCCAACAGACTGGAATGATATAGAACGTAGTTTGGAACTATTAGATTGTACTCCTGATAACATTCATGTTAGTATAGCATGTGCAGTACAGATTTTAAACATAAAACATATAATCGATTTTGCTAAATGGAAACTCAGCAAAAACTATAAGAAAATTAATAAGTACAAGATTGATGAGTATGAAGCAGGTGGAGGTTTAATAAATCTTCATTTAGTTTACATACCAACATTCTTATCAGCACGAATTCTTCCAAAAGAAGATAAGGCTGAAGTGAAACAGATGATATTAGATTTTAAGGATTGGTTATGGAAAAATTATACACAAGACGACAATTTTTGGCAGGTAAACCCATATGGATGGAAGCGATGGCAGGCTATCTTAAGTTTCTTAGAAGCAGAAGATCACAGTAAGTTGTTACCTGATTTTACTGAATACATTAGAAATCTTGATTCGATTCGAGAAACAAATTTTTCTCAGACCTTCCCAGAGCTTGCACATTTACTTTTGTAAGAGGAACATCTGCTGCACAAGTACAATAATCTCTTGTGCATAATATAGGCGTATCTGGTAGTGTAAACGTGCCATTATAAATGTTCCCTAAACTTCCTCCTACTCTACAAGTAGCACGATGCACTTCACCGTCCCAGTTAATCATCAAGCTTTCTAATCCAGCAGTGCAAGCCCAACCCTTAAATTTATTTTTATGAAATTTTATTATATCATTGGCATGCATCTTCTCACGATTGTCAATGATACAATTAGGAGCTACTGTAGCATCTTTACTTAATATCCAATCTAGATCATTTTGTTCATAACGCATATCATCAAATAGGTTGTGATCATCGTTAGTCCAACGAATTCTACGAATTGCATAAGGAATATTATAACCATCTAATTTTCTTGTTGCACTTCTAACTTCAGTCATTTTGTCAGGGTGAGCCATAATGTTGATCATGCACGGTTTACGCATACCGGGTTCTGCATCACATGATGCGTAATTTAAAATCGTATTTAATACTCTATCCCAATCTTTTTCAAAGTGTAAACTAAAAACTATATGATGTACCGGTAATCTTAGATAGTATAATGATGTCCTAGTACCATTCGTAGTAACGTTAATCCAACTTTTGTCCCGTTTAACACAGTAACTAACTAATTCTTCAAAGTCAGGATGAACTGTGGGTTCCCCGCCGGTAAAACTTATTCTTGCATTATTAGGTAATTTGTCTACTGCTGCTTTAAGAATATTAATGTCAGTATGTGGACTGAAATTATCATGAATGAGCGAAGGACAATACTCACAGTCGTAGTTACATCGTTTGCCTAAGTTCCATTCAACCTTCATCATATGTTGATGGTAATATGCACTTGTAACTTTATACATTTAAAATTCCCTTCGATCCTGAATCTCTGACATAAGTTTCATATAACATATCAGTATTTTTGAAACTAATTTCTAAAATATTTACTGTCTTATTAAAAAAATTTTTATTCCAAAGTAATTTGCATTGATGATTCGGAACATACCAATCGCTAGCTTTATTGTGAAAGTCTAACAAGATATCAGTAATAATTATTTGTCCCAATGGGTATTTTCCTAAACCCAAAGCGTTTAAATTATCTTTTGGAACGAGGTTTGATGTGTTTAAAGCCCAATTGTAAAATTTAATGTTATCAACTAAAGGTATTCCTGGTTCCACACAAAAAGACATTAGCGTTTCAGAATTTATTGTACTTTGAATTGACAAATCATCTAAAGTATCATTGTCTTTAGCAATGTTTATCCAATCTTTTCCTAATGTTCCATAACCTAAGTTTAATCTTCCCCATTTAATATCTGTATCTAAAAAAATTTTATATTCTTCTTTAATAGGAGCAAATTGTTCTTCTACTAAGTTTAAAGTTAAACTTGAATCGTATTCATGAAAGGGATTATTTAATTTGCTTTCTATTGCATGTATTAAATCATTTATTCTATCCCAAACTTTATTCTCATAATTAGGTACAAAATGATTATGTAATCTGTTTAAATAATCTTGATTAACTTGTTTTGGTAATTCTGCATTAACTTCAATACAACATGTAGTTAGTTCATCAACCAAATCATCAAAAGACAGCAAGTTAAAGTTACATACTCGTATGTTGTTATTTTCAAGATGCATTTTTTGCCAAATATGCTGCACAGGGTTATCGTATAGATGGTAATGTAAATCAAATACGGTGTCTTGTTTCTTACATTTAATTACAGCAGTATTATAACCTATTTTATTGTGATAAAATTCTTTCATATATAATTTTTAAACTCAGGGGTCACTTCAACAAATTTTCTGCTATTTCTGCTATTATCAAGTCTACGATTAAATTCGACAGTATCAGCCCATAAATGGTGTTCATCCTTAGCAAACATGAAGTTAATGATACCATTAATCTGCTCGTCTGTAATGCCTAATAATTTTGGATGTTCTTTAACTAATTTGTATTCAGGTAGTTCACGTTGCACTAGTCTTAGTCTATTATAAACAGTGTTTTTCAAATCAATTGGTAACGTTTGTACGCTTAATACATTCGGATACTTAACCATATTTGTATAAAATACGATACCTAAATCATCTAAAAAATACTTAATCATTTTGTCTAGTACTAACGCATTACTAACTTGCACTGCAACTGCCCCAACTATTCTGCTTATGTTTGGTAATTCTTGTATTTGTTTAATATTATTAATTAGTTCGCTCCAACTTGCATTACCTCGTATGTATTCATAACTATCCCCTATGCCGTCTATACTAACGTTTACTGCGACGGATTTAAATTTAGGCCAATATTCAAAAATGTTTCTATTGTTTTTACCCAACATACTTAAGTTTGTTGCATACTTAATTTCAATTTGATGACCATACGGAACAAGCATATCTAAAATCTTATAGTGTTGTGGATCCATCAATGGCTCACCACCTGCAAACTCTGCCCTGCGAAAATAAGGAATAACTTTAGAAAAACTATCCCACCAATTTAGGTTATCATCAAATTCTTTAAGATGCGGTTTATTAATCAGATTTAAATCATGTATCTTTTTTGGAAGGAAATTATTTTCTTTAATATAAAATTCCTCAACTTCATTCCAATCATTCCAACTAGTACTATCCATTGGATGACACATTCTACATTTTAAATTACAAAGGTTGTTTAATTTAATTTCCATCGTAGGAATTTGAAACGGCATTGTATAATCGTCGTTTAGCGAATCCAAAGCGTTAGGATATAAATTTATTCTTGCTTCTGGAATAACACCCTTAATATGTCTTTGTCTTAAACTTTCTACACCCTGATCTTCTAAACTAAAACAAGGTTCACATTCTTTTGGTCTTTCATCATTCAATACTTGCCTACGAATTCTTAACATAGATTCGTTATTCCATATATCCTCTAGGCTATCTTTTTGAATAAATCCTATTGGATGACTACGACAACAAACTTTAATTGCACCATCTTCTCTAGTCGCTAACCCTGTAAAGGGATGCATACAAAATGTTTTACTTTGACTGTTCAATCGCCCACTCTCTTTCTAAACACCAAAAGCATTTATTACATACTGGCACATAATCTCCTTGTCTATAATTTTTATAATTAATATCTTCAAATTTTGCTTCACAACTTCTTGTTAATTTAAAAAGATCCATAATATCTAAATTTTTATATTGTTTTAGTATCCAATCTTTTTCTATGAATCTAAATGGGTGTATAGCGTATCCATTCATATGTTTCATAATTCGTAAATGTTGATTATGTTCGTTAGGATCAACATCACGTTCCTGCATACCGTTAAAATTCACATTTTTAGGATTTCTAGTCACTGCATTATAATATGCTTGAATTTTGTTTTGGTGGCAAACGTATTCGCTGTATGCTCTTATTTGAATATTGTCTCCGCTTACATTTTTATTATATTCATCTACTAAATTAGGACCTGTATTCTCATATTCTAGTTCAGGAGCAATAAAATTAATATGTCTGTACCAATTAAAATAATTAAATTTTTTATATAACCATTCATACACTACTCTGCTATCATAAGATTGCCAAGGTTTTGTTTTCCAACATCTTACATGACTTACTATATGAATTGAAAGTTTTGGGTTAATCTCTGAGGCTATCTTACAGAGTAAGAAGGTCAGTAACGCACTGTCTGCGCCGCCGCTTAAACTTACTGCTATTCTTGACCATTTTTCGTCAAATGGAATTTTAACCCCATCTATATTATATTCAAACATAGTTTTATTTATAAATATCGCTATGCTGACAAAATTACACAAAATAGACTACATTGATTCCATTATAGCGCAGGTTAATGCAATGGATTTTGATTTTAAAAGAAAGACTTTAAATTACACTGACGGTAATATACTTTCGGGTGATTATAAAATTTTGCCCGAACTTGAAAATACTCCCATAGGTAATTTTTTAACTGAATTAGGTGATATAGGTGAAGCAAGATTGCTAGTGCTAGAGTCTGGCGAAACCTATACGGCTCACACTGACCCAGATGATAGACTTCATTTAGTAATTTCAACTAACCCAGATTGCTATCTAATTGATTTAGATAAATTGCACATGTATCATTTACCCGTTGACGGACACATTTGGAACATGGATACTGGTGTAAGACACGTTGCATGCAATTTTGGAGGTAAGCCTAGAGTACATTTAAATGTCAGACATAAACTTCCTAAATTTAATAAACCTGGTTGGGATATTAAAGTTTCAGGTGGAAACTTTGATTGGAAGCAAGAATTATACGACGGTATTATGAGTCATATAAACTATAGTATTAAAAATAAAGTTATTACGGGTTTTGAAAAAGTGAACGAAAGACAGGTTTATGTGAATTGTAGTATGGAAGAATATATGAATTTAACTACGATGATTGCAAAAAAGGGTTTTGTAGTTACAGGGAATCCCTTGATATAATTTGTTTTGTGGGGCTACTTACTTTTGCATTTTTTCCGCACACTCTTGCACAAGTAATAAGTTTATCTTCGTTCCAATATTTTTCCCAAATAGTTTGATATTCATCTGCTTCTATAATTTCTTTGACACTTCTATTCGCAATATCTAACTTAGGTAATCCACCTAAACTTGCTACTAATTTATAATGCTGATTTAAAATCTCTTGCTTAACAGGAATAGCATCTCTTTCATGACTTATAGGTACATAAGGTAAACTACTTAAATAACAACAGGGCATCAAATGCCCAAATGCATCAAGATAAATTTCACGTTCTTTTTTAACAAAGCAATCAATGACAGTATTTTTAATTTGTTCTTTGTAAGTTTTTAAAATACTGCGGTCTATAAATTTTATTTCACTATAATTGCTTGGCTCAAGGTAATGAGTAGTTTGTTTATTTTTATCCCAAACAGGAAATTTAGTTTCTAGTAAAAATCTGCTACTGTCTTTTGTTGTAAAAACTTCAAAACCCAAAGAAGCTGCTAATTCTCTAGCCTGTTCTACTTGATGTTCGTTGTGTTTGAATCTTATGAAAGCCCATTCAGCCTTTCCACCTGCTTGTATGAAAGCAGTAGCATTATTGATTATTTTATTAAAATCTGTTCCTATTCTATATAAATGATGAGTATCTTCTAAACCATCAAGTGCAAAAACAACTCCATGATCTTTTGGTAAAACGTTTACTAAATCTCTCCACCAGCTAGTATCACGCAAACTTCCATTAGTATGAATCCTAAGAACAATCGCAGGGTTTACGCTCTTAGTGTACTCGCACATTTTTGGTAAATCATTATTTAATATTGGATCACCAAAATTTCCACAAAAGTATATTTTGTCGATTTGTTTTAAAACTTGTTCGTTGATTGCGGTTTTATATAGATCAAATGACCAATTATTAATTTTTACCAAATCATTTTTAATACCGCCGTGGATATTTCTTATGCACATTGGGCAGCTAGCTTGACAGTTATTTGATATTTCTAGATGTATGTTTTTTAATTCATCAAATTTAAACATTGTGTGATATTTAGTTAAATATTTTGATGTTCAAACTTATAGACTATTCCACTGATTTAAATTTAGATACTTTTTACCAAAACGCTAGGTCTCGAGGATATGATAATAACGGCAGTGAGTCTATACTAGTTAATAGTTTTAGGAATGAACATGATTTTAAACTTTGGATATTATATTATAATGACATTGCAGTGGGAAGTACAGCTACTCATAGTTTAGGTATTTTACCCAACTCATATCGAATATGTGTAAGGACATGTGTTTTTACGGATTTGTTACCCACTCATCATACATTGAGAACTATTAATAATATTCGTCAGCATCAGCACGTTACTGCTCAGTTTTTTATACCAGCATGTGTACTTTATTGTCCAATTGAATCTGATTTATATATAACTACTCATTCTAGTGAAATTGCTAGCCAAAGACTAGTGCATGAAATATTTTGTCCTACCTTAGCAGAACAAGGGTGTTTAGAAAAAACCCACGAACTAGATTATCGTGGGCATGTACAGACTTTTTGGAAGCTTGATAAATTTAAGTTTATGCAACAGCTTGATCAGTTTCCAAAATGGAATTTTTCTTAACGTAATCAGCTATTGCTGCTTTGATTGCATCCTCTGCTAAAATACTACAGTGAATTTTAACAGGCGGGAGCGCAAGTTCTTCCGCAATTTGCGTGTTCTTAATTTGCCCCGCTTCATCAAGCGTTTTGCCTTTAACCCATTCCGAAACGAGCGACGAGCTTGCAATCGCCGAGCCGCAGCCGTAGGTCTTAAATTTTGCATCGGTAATAATTTCATTTTCAACCTTAATTTGAAGTTGTAGCACATCACCACATGCAGGCGCGCCAACTAAACCTGTACCCACATTAGGGTCAGCCTTATCTAATTTACCCACATTACGTGGATTTTCATAATGATCTATAACTTGATTTGAATAACTCATATTTGCTCCTCATCTTGTTCTAATACTACCCAACCTAACTTAAATAAATCCTCTTTTACTTCATCGGTTACATAACTCTCAGTGACAAATTTTTCTTTACGTAAATTATAAAGAAGTTTGCCTTCTTGTGTCATTTCATTGTAAGTTTCATCAGGGATGTCGCCTTGAATGCCACTGCAATACCAATCCAAATAATCACCTTCGCCGCGCAAATCAGCAACGATACCACCTGCATATCTCCAACTGCAACTCCAGCTATCTTCCATTAATATTGGCATAACTTCGTTTTTACGAAAACTGTTATTACACAATGCTGCATAGATGTTTTGCGCATAGTATTCGTCCTTACACTTTTCTACAATGTAGTCACAAGCACGGAGGTCATACTCTAGATTATTTTTAGCCCAATTTGGATCCAGTTCCTGTTGCTCTTTCAGGTTAAAGAAATTTGTATAAAATTCAGCCAATGTATCTCCAGCCTCTGCATTTTCAGGGATCTTTGCTATTTTTCTTTTTAAATTTGCTTCACGATCTTTATTTGTCGCTAGCTTCTTCATCAAACACCTCTACCCAAGTATAATCACCTAACCATTTAACTCTTGTTACGTAATCAATGTGATCCGGAATGCCAGTAGTCCATTGCTTTGGTCCTGTATGTAATAATACATTCTTATTTAGTTTTTTGTCAAATGCTAACCAGTATATTTGATTATGATAAACTTGAAATTGGTATTCGCAGCTATGAACCATATCTGTTAAGTCCAATCTGCGTTTTAATTGTTCTGCTTGTTTCTGTAGCACACGAACCATTTCCATTATCCGTTCGTATTCCTGCTGCGCATGTAACCGCGCAACATTAATCATTATATCTTTTTGTTTTTCAACAGGTACAAGTTCAAATTTCGGAGCCCCGATTTCCATCGGGTAAGTTAAACTATAATGTTTGTCGGGGTCCGAAGGTTGTAGTTTCATATTAAGCTTTTGCTAATACTTGCGGTTGCTTTTGTACTTTCTTTTTTGGTTTTTCATAAAAGATATGGTTACCAATTTGTGCAACCTTACGATAAGGCCACATAGGATTTACCCATAAGTTATGAAAAAACAATACTGTACTAGGTACAACATCTTTATACGAATCATATGCTAATACATTATATGCAATGCGTTCACTTTGTTTGTATCTAGGATCATTTACATTAAGTGGGCGGCGATCACTTTCACACACCCAGCTAAACTGGCACAGTTTTACCTTTTTGTGACCCTCATCATCAATTTCAGGATCATTGTCAATTGGAATTAAGACAGTGCTCACCTGATAAACTACTGAACAAGGGTTAGGTGCAAATCCATGATTGACACGGTTCATTACAACTCTTGCAACAGCTTGTTTACCTTTTTCTGGTTCGCTGCCTGCTTCATAAAATATATTTGTAGCCAAACATTTTAATTGTTTTTTGTCTACTGGTTTTGGCTGAGGTTTAGCCACAGCAACTTGTTGTTGCTCTTCCTCTTCAAAAATAACCTCATTGTTAGCCATAATTAAAATGGCAGAAATTAAAATCAAAATTGCTGCTAGTACGTTTTCTACACGCGGATTGCGTAAAAAAGTTATTAGTTTCATAATTTTCCTTTCCGAGTAATAGTTTACACTATCCTCTATTAAAAGACAAGAATAATGGTTTTAACTTTTTGTTAAAGTTTTATTCTAAAAGATCCCAACAATCGCAATTACAATCAATAACTTCTTGTAATGCCTGACTTGGGGTTTGAACTACTGTCGTAGATGTATTAAAAATATCTACATTTGGAGGAATTATCCAATTTGGTGTATCAAGATTTCCTGGGAAAGGATAATCCGGATCACTGCTACCGCCGGTAACTTTTGTAATAACTCCTGAAGCAGTTGATATAGTTTGAGGTCCCACAGTACCGGTGCCACCTTGACTTATGATATCCTGAGTAATATTTTTCTCCGAAATGTCATTATCAAGTTCCAAACCACATAAACTTAACCTGTTTGCGTTACGAATTTCACGCATTAACGCTATTATACTTTGCCCTCCATAAGTTAATTCATTTGCAATAGCTTCCAAAACGCTTACTGTATCGTTTTGATTTGTTTCTAAAGCAAATGAGTTCATTGTCTCTACAAAAGAAAAAATTGATAAGTTTGATGCTGTTAAAGTTTGAGCGTATGTAGGCCCAGTAACTGTAGAACTTAAACCTGCATCAGTTCTTAATGTATCTTCCTTTGAAAGACTTGATCCAATAGAACTCCAAAGACTATTTAATTCTGCTACTGCTGAAGCATTAGCACTATTATTAAAAATACTTGAAATTTCTGTGTTTGCATTATTTATTAATGTAGCCATGTTTGACCCGGTGTTAGGTGGGGTCAAATTTGTAACCATTTGGCTATATATTGTTGACAACGTAGAAGTTTGTAATTGTTTAATTAACGCCTCGATTCTATCCATTTTGGCAGTCAAAAGTGTAGCTGCTGGATAAAAGTCATTCATAACAATAGTTCCATTTGGCCCTGATCCATTTGCAATTGCTGTCAGCGCACTATCTACGTTTGTTAAATTAGTTGGTAAGTTTGTTCCGTTCACTAAATCTAGTCCTGTTGTAGTCTCTAAATTTGCTACGACCTGACTAAATTTTTGAATATCCACGTTTTTAATATTTCTAATTTGCATCATTGCATATGAAAATGCTCCGCAAGCAATTGCTAAGCTAGGAGACAAAATAGAAGTTAAATAACTTCCATATCCTTTATTGTTTAGTGAAGAATTAACTCCATTTGATGCGTAAATATTATAATAAACTTTGCTGCTTGTAGTATTAGTTCTATACTCCGGAACAACTAAACTAGTGTAACTTGTAGGAAATATTTTTGCTGGATTTAATAAATCAGCCAATGAGTTTAAATTTTGTGTTTGGCAATTTAAGATTGTTAAAATATCTTTTAAATCATTACCAACCAATACAGAAAATGCTCCAAATATTTTTTGTTCCTGAATAGCAGTTACATCTGAGCCATTGATGATAATATCTGTAATTTCTGTGGTGGTCAATCCACTGTACACTAAAGCAACAGTAAGAGCCTCTGTTACCGCATTGTTTGCATTAAGTGTTTTTAAAAAATTACTCGGCAAACCAAATTTGTCTATCGTGTTTAAATTTATTACTTTGCCTGATTTTATTAAATCT